CACCTGGGGAACCCTGGCAAACGGCACCTGGGCCGACCTGGTCAGCGGCGTGGTCAGCGGGGAGAGCGTTTACATCTTCGGCAGCTGGCAGAGCCTATAAGGGAGGATGATACCGAATGAGCACCACCACCACGAACCTCAACCTGACGAAGCCCGCGGCCGATGAAGCCGCCGACATCGCCGTGATCAACGCCAACATGGACAAGATCGACACCTGGGCCGGTGCGGCGAGCCTGGTGGACAAAATCTATCCCGTGGGCTCCATCTACCTGAGCACCAGTTCCGCAGACCCCGCGACCCTCTTCGGCGGGACGTGGACGCGGATTCAGGACCGCTTCCTGCTGGCGGCGGGCAGCACCTACCTGGCCGGAACCACCGGCGGCGAGGCGTCCGTGGCGCTGACCGTGGCCAACCTGCCCGCGCACAGCCATACCCTGCAGGGCAACCGCCTGATGCAGTTCCAGAACGGCGGGGCCAACGTGGGCACCGGCGGCAACTGGATCAGCGACGCTGGCACGAACTACCAGCAGACCACCAGCACCGGCAGCAACACGCCGCACAACAACATGCCGCCCTATCTGGCGGTCTACGTCTGGCAGCGGACGGCATAAGGGAGGGACGCGCATGGAGAACATCTGGAGAGCGGACCTGCTCCGCCTGGGCCGCCAGGGCGAGAACGATGCCCGCAGCGTCGTGGCCTACATCGACCCCTGGCAGCGGGAGTTCCCCGGGGCGCAGGTGCGCCTGCTCTGCACCCGCCCGGGGGAGCAGCTGCCCTATCAGCCCAACGGCGTGAGCATCGTGGGCAACGCGGTCACCTGGCGGCCGGATGCCACGGACACCGAAAAGAACGGCTATGGCGAGGCGGAGCTGCAGGCCTACGTGGGCAATGTGATCATCAAGAGCTGCGTGGTGAAGACCTTCGTGGAGCCCTGCCTGCAGGGAGAGGTTCAGCCCGACCCCCCCGCGCCCCTGGACACCTGGGTGGACATCATCAACGGCAAGCAGGACGCGCCCACGACCGCCGGAACCAGCGGCCAGGTGCTGGCCCTCAACGCCGAGCTGGAGCCCATCTGGAAGACGGTCAGCGGCGGCGGAGGCGGCGGGGCGGAGATTGACGACACCGCCGGAGCCGGGGACACGGACAAGGCGTGGAGCGCGGACAAGATCACCACCGAGCTGGCCGGGAAGCAGGCAACCCTGCCGAGCGGCAGCGCGGGCCAGGTGCTTGCCCGAGACGCACAGGGGAACCCGGTGTGGGTCACCCCCGACAGCGTGCAAGTCTCCATCATTACCAACCCCGCCACCACCCTGACCCTGCAGCCCTGCCCGGTGACATACAAATGGGGCGAGGTTGCCGAGCTGACCTTGACCGTGACGGCGACCACGGAGTATCACTTTATGTTCACCTGCCCGAGCAGCGCGGCCACGGTGCTGACCATCACCGGCGAGACGCAGCGGACCGGCGACACCCTGGAGGCCGGGAAGACCTACGAGGTGGACATCTGGGCCGGGGTGACGCTGATCCGGGAGGTGGCGTGATGCTTCGGCGGGGGATGATGCGGAAAGCGGCTGGCGGCAAATCCGACATGACCCAGTGGACGGACGGCGTGACATATACGGACATCGAGGTTGTGCAGAATAGCTACTATAACGCAAACGGCGGCATCACATCATATAATGGTTGGGACCGAACCGGGAAAATACCGATTCACGGAGCATCCCGGATCGACTTTGCCCCATTTAATGCGGCTGGCATTGACAAAACATTTTGCCACTTTTTCGGCGAGAACGGCCGAAGTGTTGGGAGTTTCAGCAGCCGCATATCAGCAACCGGATCGTCCGAACCTGTGCCTGCTGGGGCATGGTATTTCGGGATATCCAGCTATCGTGGACAAATTGCAGCCGTGCTTGAAAGCGGTATCACACCATATGCATAACAGGAGGCATGAATCATGCGTACTATCTACATCGTCAATGCTACCCAGGTCGTTACCAGCGAGGCCCATCCCGAGGGCGCCTACAGCACCGTGCAGGGCTACCCGAAAACCTTCGACAGCAACACTTACGGCGACACCGACAAGGCGCTGAACGCCGCCCGGGCGGACTACTACAGCCGCCTGTCCGCGATCTACACCGGCTCCGCGGCCCGCGTCATGGCCACCGTGACCCTGACCCGCGCCGACGGCCGGCAGATGCTGCGGGAGAGCATCGGCGGCTTCCCGGAGGCGGAGGAAGCGGCGGAGGGCTAAATCATGGCCGCGTTCTGGTGGATTCTGGGGATTATCACCGGAGTGGTGCTGATGTGCATCGTGCAGCTGGGGAGGGATGACCATGATTCCTGCAGCTGACCTGATTGCCGCGTTTGAGCAGATGTACCGCGAGCACTGGGCCTATGAGTGGGGCGCGGCGCGGAAGGGCTGCGTTGATTGCAGCGGGGCCTTTGTCTACGCCTACAAACAATTCGGCCAGAGCATCGCCCACGGCAGCAACAACATCGCGAGGAATTACGTGCGGTCTCTGTTGAACATCGAGCACGCCGAGCCGGGCATGGCCGCTTTCAAAGTCCGCACGCCGGGCCAGGCCGGGTATGACCTCCCGGCCCGGTACGCGGACAGCGCAGACAAGAACGATTACTATCACATCGGCCTGGTGGATTCGTCCGGGCGCTACGTGCTGAACGCCAAGAGCGTGAAAGCCGGGTTCAGCCGTGACCCCATCGAGAAGTGGGCCTGCGTGGGCCGCCTGAAGGCCGTGGAGTATGGGAGCGTGATACCTATGGAGAAGCAGACCATGATCGTCACCTGCACGCCGGGCGAAAAGGTGCGGCTGCGGGCTGTGCCGTCCACCAGCGGCAGCACTTTGACCCAGATCCCCAACGGGACGACGGTGCTTGCCGGGGATGCCGAGGGCGGCTGGCGGCCGGTGCAGTACGGCAGCAAACAGGGGTACATGATGGACAAGTTCCTGAAGCCCATGGACGCGCCGGAGGCCTCGGAGGACACCGAGCCGGACATGATCAGCGTCACCCTGCCCCGGGAGCTCTGGGAGCAGCTGCGGGACGCCATCACCGCCGAAACGGGGGTGGGCTGATGGAACCAACATACAGAGTGATTATCGAGGGCGTGACCTGGGAGCAGTACAAGCGGATTTTGGAGATTTGCCCGCTGGCAGAGGCGGAGAAGGAGAGAGAGCCGAATGCTTGACTGGATTATAAAATACTGGGTGCAGTGGCTCTTCGGCCTGCTCATTGCCGGGCTGGGCCTGCTCTACCGGCATCTGGCGGGGCAGGTGAAACGGGAGAGGGCCGAGCATGAGGCCATCCGGGACGGCATGCGGAGCCTGCTGCGGCGGCAAATCACGATGGATTGTGAGAACGCTTTCCGGGACGGCTGGTGCAGTGTGAACACCCGGACAAGCATCGAGGACATGTACAACGCCTATCACGCCCTGGGCGGGAACGGCGTGGTGACAGGGCTGCGAAATCAGATGCTATCGCTGCCGACAGAGCGACATCACGAGGGGGGCTGACTATGTACAAAATCGACTGGATTCGCAAGCTGACAAGCCGCAAGCTGTGGATGGCCGTGGTGGGCTTCGTGACCGGCTTGCTGATCTACCTGGGCCAGAGCGCCGAGCAGGCTGAGAAGCTGGGGGCGCTGATCCTCAGCGCGGCGTCTGTGCTGGCGTACATCCTGGGCGAGGGCCTGGCCGACAGTTCCGGCGGGTGGATCGAGGTACCGGTGGAGGATGAGCCGGAGGACGAGCCCGCGCCGGTGCCGTATGTGCCGCCCTCGGATGATGCGGACGATGGGAAATGATAAGGGGGCCCTGCTTCGGCGGGGCCTTTTTTGCGTGGGTTGCTTTGTACTTTACAGGCGTGGCCTGAAAACTGACCCGGGTTTCGGCCCGGGTTTTTTATTTGCGTTCTAATGGGCCAAATTTGCGCGAGAAGGTGGGTCGACTTTCAGATGGATAAATACTCAACCGAAACGCCGGACGGCCCTTCTTGGCAAAATCGCATTAGCGGGCAGCGGTTCCCCGCATACCGTTTTGCATACCAAAAATCATCCGAAACGGCGGCAAACTGCACCAAATGCAAAGCACCAAAGCAAAAGAAAAAGCCCCGGATGCTTGTAAATCCGGGACTTTGTGCAGTGGCTTCGACTGGACTTGAACCAGTGACACTCCGGGTATGAACCGACGCCCCCGCGCTGTGTATCCTTTGCGTGACGCGGGTTTGCGGCTCTATTCTTGCTCCTGCATACCGTTTTGCATACTTTTCAGGGTTTTTTCAAGCCTTTCGGCCTCTCGTTTCTCGCGGTCGGAAGACACCTCGTCATAGATGCTCAGGATCATTTTTGCATCAGCGTGCCCCATCCATTTGATGCAGGTATTGATTTCCACTCCGCTGTCTCTGCAGTAGGTGGCAAAGCTGTGTCGAAAATCATAGGGCCGCACTGTGAACGATACCCACGGCGGGATTTCGTTTTCCTTTGCCGCTGCTGCTTCCGGGTCTCCTGCTTTGCGCAACCGTTCCGCCTCTGCAATGATGGCCTTGTGTGCTCTCGTGCGCCTATACCACCGCTTGTCCATACCGTTGATTTCGCGCTCCATCTGGTGTACATACGATTGCCAGACAACGCGCCATGCCTGCATGGTCAGCTCCCCGCCCCTGGCTGTAGGTATCAGCGGGCCGGTTTTCCCTTTGATTGCCTCTGCGAATGGCGAGAAAAGCGGGATAACGCGGCTCGCCTTTTTCGTTTTGCCCTTGTCCGTTACGATATAGTGGTTATTCCGGCCCTTGTGTGCAAACGCCTTGAGCCGAATTTCCCCTGCGTCGAAATCTACAGAATCGTCAATGTTGAACGCCTTTGCTTCCGGCGGCCGCAGCCCTTCATACAGCATTGCCATCACGGCGGGGCGGCAGCGGTGGTCAAGACATAGTGTGTTGATCCACCGGCGTTCCTGCGGTGTTATGGCACGATGGCCGCCCTTTGTCCCCTTATGCGGCTTTGCTGTCCTGTCACGGGCGGGGTTTGTCCGGCAGTATCCGTCTGCCTGCGCAGCGTCGAATAATGCCCTGTACAGGTGTGCCGCGTTGCGGATGTAGCCGTCTGACATGCCCGCGAACTCGGTACTATATATGTTCTTTATATCAGATGGCCTTACCTCGTTCAGCGGCATGGTAGAGAGCAATTTCAGCAACTTCTCTAGCAGGCAAGCCGCCTCGTTGTAGGTCTGCACCGACACGCCGACCTTTTCCCGCGGGAGCCATTGCGCTGCGTATTCACCGACAAGCGGGATCGTTCTTTGTGGCATCTGCGCTTCCCGCCGCTTGTATTCTTCCCTGGCTTCCAGGGCTTCTTCCTCTGTGCCCCCCATGAATTGCATACCGTGATACCGGCAGCAATAACGCCCATCCTTCCGGCGCTTGAGGTGCTGCTTTTTAACTCTAGGCAAGCAACCACCGCCCGAAAACGTGCACCCGGAGCGCCTGCAGCTCTGTGTCTCCGTTGGTTTTGCTGTCTCCCCTACCGAGCACACTGACCATCATACCGAGGGCCTTGTAATGCCTGATAGCGCCCCGCAGCACGCTTTCCGGCACGTCCAGCAAATCCGCAATCTCTGACAGAGGCGCTTGCATATTGGCCGCACAGACCTCTTCCAGCCGTTCCAACGGGAGAAGGTGCTCATACATCCACTTATTTGCCCTGTATTCACACCTGGAGCGCGTGCGCAGCGTGGCGTCTGCCCTGTACACCGCCCCTTTCATGGCGTGGCCCATCTCATGCGCGAGGTGGGCTTTTTTGCGTGCGCCTGATAGGGACTTATCAAGGCCGATCGTCAGCCTGCCGTCATCAATGACAAGGGAGCCTGTCTCCGGCAGCGGGAGACCATCCACAATCTGCACGCCTTTTTCCTGTGCCAGTTTCCGCAGATCATCTTCCGTCATGCTTATCCCGCTCCCTGACAAACTGCGCAAAGCGCCGGACTTCTTCCAGCTGCGCCGGGGTGATTTCATCTGCATCGCCGCCATAGAGTGCAAAGCGGAGGGCATCATCAGGGGACTGCTTTTCCGGCTCCTTGGTTTCCCTCCCGAGCAGAGCATCAACGGTGATGCCGTATAGCTCTGCAATTGCAAGCAACTGATCCGCGGCGGGGACTGTGAGGCCGTTTTCCCATTGGCTGACAGCGCCTTGCGTTACATGGAGCTTTCTGGCCATCTGCTCCTGGCTGTACCCGTGCATCTTTCGCAACTCTCTTAGGCGTTCCCCTAGCACGTCAATCACCTCCTAATCGGCATTATAAAAGGGCCGCTAATTTTTTTCAAGATTTTATTAGAAAACCTATTGACAATTTCAAAAGGTGGGCTTATAATATGAGTGTCGCTAATAAATAGCGGCCCGAGAAAAGGAGGGTTCCACGGATGAAGGGCATGAAGATGATCGGCAAGGTTAGCAGCAAGGAAGCGGTTCAGATGTTCCTCGACCAAATCCCTTACAGCTACGCCTGGTTCACCGGCGGGATGGGGGCAACGGTTTACCACTACGGTGACGGCAAGAGGGAGCTGGCCGCGGTGACCCGGCATTCCAACCTGAAGAACAGCGAATGCACCTACATCCTGTACATGAAGAAGTGAGGAGGACAAGACAATGACGGCATACTGGAACGGCAACGGCGCGGAGCAGGCGAAATATAACGAGATGTGCGCGGCTGGGTTTGATGACCACTTCACCAAGGCTTCCATGGAGGACATGCACCGGTATTATCGCTACTACAACGATGGCGATCTCCCCGGGTGGGCGCGGAGCCGCTACGACCTGAAGACCTGGAACCCGAACCACTACGGCGGCTGGACACCGCACTCCGGGGCCTGGGAACTCAACGCCGCCGGAGAGGCGGAGCTGGAACGGCGGGCAACCGCGGTCATCCTGAAAGAGTGGGCCCGGTATCAGAAGATGACCGCGAAGCAGAAGTGAAAAGCCAGCCCGCCCGTGGGCGTTGTACGCGGGCAAGGAGGGCAATATGCTGAATGACGAAATGATCGCGAAGCTGGAAGAGATGGGCTTCACCCGCTGGACGAAGGGCGCTATGGATCGCCTGTACATCAACGCCCGGGAGCTTGGCCTGGAATGTGACTATTACAAAACGGGCAACATCAAGCATGCAACCTTTGACGGCTACAGCATCAGCAACAGCGAGGGCTACAGGATGAAGGCCGCGAAGACCTACATCGACATCAAGACTGGCAAGGCCCACAGCGATAACTACACGCTGCAGAGCAAGGCGCAGGAGATTCTGACCGAGCTGCAAGGAGGGCAAGAGAATGTTTGACCTGTATCAGGAAATCACTGACCGCATCATTGCGGCGCTGGAATCCGGCGTAGCTCCCTGGACGCAGCCGTGGGTCGGCGGCGGGGATTGCGCCATCTCCCACGAGACAGGCAGAGCCTACAGCCTGCTCAACCAAATGCTGCTGGGCAAGCCCGGCGAGTACCTGACATTCAATGCGGTGGAGCGCGAGGGCGGCAAGATCAAGAAGGGCTGCAAGGCCCGCATGGTGGTGTTCTGGAAGTGGATTGAGAAGCCTGTCCTGCGGGGCGGGAAGGAAGTGCTGAACCCGGATGGCACCGTCAAGGTGCAGCCCATCCCGTTCCTCAAGTACTACAACGTCTGGCACATTGACAACACCGAGGGCATCCAGCCCCGGTTCACCGGCAAGGCGGCGCAGTTCCCCACAGAGCCGATTGTGGCAGCAGAAGCGGCGTTCTTCGGCTACACGAGCCGCAGCGGGGTCACGGTAAAGATTGGCGAAAGCAGCAGGGCTTTCTACCGGCCCTCCGAAGACCTCATCCGGCTCCCGGGCCTTGACCAGTTCAAGGATGCAGCCGAGTACTACAGCACGGCCTTTCACGAGGCCACGCACAGCACCGGCCATCCGAAGAGGTTGAATCGCCTGACAGATTGCGCGGCCTTTGGCTCCGATGATTACAGCAAGGAGGAGCTTGTGGCGGAGCTTGGCAGTTGCTTCATCCTGGGGCGGCTGGGCATCAACTCAAACAGCGCGTTCCGCAACAGCGCGGCATACATCAACGGCTGGCTCGGAGCCCTTCGGAATGACAAGCGGCTGATCGTCAGCGCGGCGGGCGCGGCGGAGAAGGCTGCAGGGCTGATCATGGGGGAGGAATAACCTCCCCCGGTGAGATTATTTTTGCCCAAACCATTAGCAAAGCTATTGACAAAACCAAAAGCAACGCTTATAATATTAGCATGCTAATTGGAAGGAGGGACTGGATGGAGCAAATCAAAGCGGTGCGGAAAGCACTCGGAATGACGCAGGAGCAGCTTGCAAAGCTCCTCGGAGTTACACAGGGCACGATTGCACAGTGGGAGAAGGGCCTGACACATCCGACGTTTGAGAAGCTGCCCAAGATCGCGGAAGTCCTAGGCGTTTCCGTGGATGCCCTGATTGGCAGAGAGGGGTGAAGTGATGGACAGACTGTTGACCGCGGCTGACATAGCCGAACGGCTGCAGCTGCAACCCCGAACGGCGGCGCGGTACATGCGGCAGATGGAGCACCTGCCGACACCCCTGCGGGTGACCGAAACAGCATTCCGGCGTTGGCTGGAAAGTCGAACGATCTGCCCCGGGGCAACGCAAAAGGCCCGCAGGATGAAAGCGGCGGAGCCGGTGACCAGAATCCCACGGAGGCCAGCATGAGAAAGGAGGTACGGACAGGATGGTACAGCGAGGGCAAACCCCGGTGGCGCTTCCGGAAGAAAATCTTCCGCTGTGGCAGAGGCTGCCGGAAGGGCTAAGGCAAGCGATTATCGGTGCGGTTGGCGGTGTGATGATCGCCCTACTGCTGGGAGCCGGGTTCATCTGGTGCTAAAAAGGCCCCCGCAAGCGGAGGCCAGAGGGCAAGGCGATGACGAAGCGCCTTACAGAGACATGATACCAAAACGGAAGGAGATTGTCAAGCATGTATAACACCTACGACGAATACCTTGCGGCGAATGAGCCGAAATATAAGCAGACCTGCCCCTGCTGCGGGCGCGTGTACTACTCCAACGATGACGAAACCTGGTTCGGGGATGACACCGATTACAACTACAACCCGGTCCAGGGCGGGCAGTGCATTGAGTGCGAATCCGAGGCGGCTGCCAAAGACCCGACCAGCGACGCGGCCAAGGAAGTGCTTTCGGAGCCGAAGCACCTGAAAGAGCTCCTGTCAGAGACGATCTGCATGCCGACCAGAGAAGCAGAGCGGGCAAAGATTCGCTACCGTCTGCTGGAGCTGCTTCTGACGGATGAAGATTTCCGAACCGTGGCCGAGGATTATGCCCGCTGGGAAGTCCAGAGCGATATCCGAAGCGTTGTTGAAAGCATCAGTTACTAAGGAGGGCAAAGCAATGACGATGATTCTGAACCACGAGCCGGAGAGGGTTGACCCGTTCGCCGCGCTGAACGCCGTGAATGTGAACGGGCACACCGAGAAGAAGAACGGCCTGACCTACCTTTCCTGGGCGTGGGCCTGGGCCGAGGTCAAAAAGCGGTTCCCGGATGCCACCTACACCGTCTATGAGAACAAGGACGGCTGGAATTATCACACGGACGGCCGCACCTGCTGGGTCAAAACCGGCGTGACTATTGAGGGCCTGGAGCATATCGAAATGCTGCCCGTGATGGACTTCAAGAACCGGTCTATCACTCTCGAGAACGTCACCAGCATGGACGTGAACAAGGCCATTCAGCGCAGCTTGACGAAGGCCGTTGCCCGCCATGGGCTGGGCTTGTACATCTACGCCGGGGAGGATTTGCCGGAGGGTGAGGAAGCCCCCGCACCGCCCAAGAGCAACAGCGACAAGGCCCTTGACTGGTGCAAGGCCCACGGCAAGGCCCCGGGAGAGTTCGCCAAGATCAAGGCAGCGTGGGAGAAGGAGAATGGCCTGACCCCTCGCCGGGTGAACGAGATGCCGGAAAGTGACTTTGCCATGCTGATTCAGTACGCGGAGACAAGTGCATGATCGGCAGGCTGAAAGACCTGACCCTGAACCGGCAAGGCGGGCAGGACATCACCATCACAGTGCAGGCGGACTTCCGGGCAGCTTATGACGAGCTGTCCGGGAGGGACCTGGACATTGAGATCAAACCGCGCAGGAAACGCCGGAGCAATGACGCCAACCGCTACGCCTGGGAGCTGATAGACAAGATCGCAGCCAAAATGCACCTGGACAAGGTGGAGGTATACCGGGAGGCTATCCGGGCCATTGGCGGGGTATCAGACACCATCTGCATACCAAGCGCGGCGGTGGAACGTGTGTGCACCGGCTGGAAGCATAACGGGGTTGGCTGGACTACAGAAACCTATCCGAGCAAGCTGCAGGGATGTACCAATGTGATTCTGTACTACGGTTCCAGCACCTATGACACGCAGCAGATGGCGCTCCTGATTGACCACCTTGTGCAGGACGCCGAAGCGCTGGGGATTCCGACATATCCGCAGGGGGTGAGCAAATAGACAGCATCCTGCAAACCGAAAAGGAATGCTTCATCACTGGGAGCAGGGCGAACCTTCACAAGCATCACGTGTATCACGGGCCGAGAAGGAAAGCGGCAGACCAATGGGGCTGCTGGGTGTGGCTCCGGGAGGATATCCACAGGCTGCTCCATGATACCGGTATGTATGACGATGACCTGAAAGCGGTATGCCAAGCGAAGTTTGAAAGCATGTACGGCCATGAGAAGTTCATGCAAGTGTTCGGAAAGAGCTACATCAAGGAGGAAGAATGAACAAGGCAATTATCATTGGCAACCTCACCCGAGACCCGGAGCTGCGCACCGCTAACACGGCGGGGGGGCAGGTATCTGTGTGCAGCTTCACCGTTGCGGTGGGCCGCAAGGGCCAGAAGGACGAAGCTGATTTCTTCAAAGTCACTGCCTGGCGGGGACTGGCAGAAACCTGCAGCAAGTACCTTGCCAAGGGCCGCAAGGTGTACGTATCCGGGCCGGTGAGCGTGCGGACGTACCAGACCAGCGAGGGCAAGACGGGTGCGTCCCTGGAGATCACGGCGGAGGACGTTGAGTTCTTGACGCCCCGGCAGGGAGACGCGGCAGAGCCCCCGGTGAATAAAGCGCAGCCCCGCATGACGGCGGTGGATGACCCCGGGCTGCCCTGGTGATTCACAGCGGTATGCAGCGCCTCCCGGAGGGGCTGACGGGTTTTCGCACCTTCCTTCCCGTTGCCGTCCAGCTGGCCCGTGAAGTTTTCCCGGCTTCTTCTTCACGGCGCTGAAAGCTGGGCCGCTGCAGCCGCGATTACTTGAGAGGAGCAAGGCAGATGGCGGATATGTCATACGTCCGTATCTATGTCGATTATGTTGAAACCGTTGACGAGTTGAGCGACACCGAAGCCGGGAGACTTTTCAAGGCGATTCTGCACTATGCGGGCGGAGCCGAAGAAGTTGACCTGCGGGGCGGCGAAAAGCTGGTTTTCGGGATCATCAAGCGGCAGATTGAGAGGGACGCTAAGGCGTACGCGGAGAAGAGCGAGGCTTACAGGGCCGCGGCTCTGAAGCGCGAACAAGCAAAACGTAGCACAATCAACCAAAACGGGTCACAACAGAGCACAGCAAACCAAAATTCTGCAAAACTGTGTGATGACAAAGACAAAGACAAAGACAAAGAAAAAGAAAAAGACAAACATACTCCCATGCGGGAGCGGTTTGAGAGATTCTGGACAGCCTACCCCCGGAAAGCGGGGAAGGGCGCGGCGGAGAAGGCATGGAACAGCCTGAAGCCTGACGAAGCGTTGCTGCAATCCATGCTGACGGCCATCACGGCGCAGAAATCATCCTCCCAGTGGCAGCGGGACAACGGGCAATACATCCCCTACCCTGCTACCTGGCTCAACCAAAGGCGGTGGGAGGACGAAGCAGCACAGCCGCAAGCTATTGTGTACGCCGGGAACGATGACTACGGGGGTGACCTGTTTTGACGGATGCATTCACGCAAGCCCTGCTGAACGCTGTGCCGGAGCTGACCCCGGAGCCTGGGGATTATGAGCAGGACGGCCTGCTGTACTGCGGCAAATGCCACACCCCCCGTCAAACGCGCTTAGAAGCCCCGGGAACGCCCCTGGACGGCCGGACGGTAATTATCCCATGCCGGTGCCGCCAAGCGCTCTACGACGCCGAAACGGCCCAAAAAAAGGCATATGCGCAGCATGAGAAAGTTCTGGCGCACAACCGGCAGATGATCGAGGCCGGAATTGCCGAGCCGATCCCACCGGGGACGTTCGCTGACAACGATTCAGACGGCAAGGCCGCACAAGTGGCCCAGAGGTATGCAGACGGCTTTGAGGATCACGCCTACCCCGGCAATCATGGTCTGATGCTCTACGGCCCTCCCGGGACAGGCAAGACGTTCCTGGCCGGGTGCATTGCCAACGCACTGACCGAAAGGGATTCCCACGTACTGTATACCACCATCCGCAAGCTGACTACCGCAGCCAACCGGGACTTTGGTGCAGACGCGGAGCTGGTGCAGCTGGAAGTTCAGCGGTGTTCCCTGCTGATTCTGGATGATTTCGGGGTTGAGCGGGATACGGAGTTCAGCTGGGAGCAGACCGAACGGATTATCAACTGGCGGTACGAGGCGGGCCATCCCCTGCTGATTACCACCAACCTCTCCCCGCAGGAGATGCAGGGCGGGGACATCACAAAACAGCGGGTTTTCGACCGGGTGCACGATATGTGCATTTCCATCCCGGTGCTGGGCGAGAGCCGCCGGAAGCAGCACGCAGCGCAGAAAATGCAGCAGGCAAGGGCCTGGCTGCTGGGAGGGTGAGCATGGCCAAGATCGTTGAACCTGATTACGAGGGCGGGACACTCCAAATCCGCTACGGGTACAAGCACGCGGGGAGATTGAAGGCGTGGTTCGTGGTACGGAGCTGCATCTCCGTGGCGCTTGACCCGGAAATCGTGAAGGACTACGGCGAACAGTGGGTTATCTGGGATGAGTATCCCACGGACGAAGACAAGAGGGGGCTTGGATGGTATGACGAAGGATGAGTTCTGGACGATGGTTGAACAGCTGGGAATGAGGCTGTACGACCCCGCCTATATGCGGGCGGTGCTGCTGGTGGCGGAGATGCTCCGCAACGGGGAGAGCGTGACGCGGGAGGAGCTGCCGTGGCCCTTGAGTTGATCTTGACCGGCCCGCCCATCACAAAGAAGAACAGTCAAAGAATCATCACGGTTCACGGGCGGCCCCGGGTGATTCCCTCGGCACAATACACGCGCTATGAGCGGGACTGCATTGCACAACTCGCACGCTATCGCACGCGTGCGATAGATACCCCGGTGAATATCGCATGCGTGTATTACATGCCGACGCGAAGGAAAGTTGACTTGACTAACCTCAACGAATCCATCCACGACATTCTGGTACGCGCCGGAATATTGGCAGATGACAACCGGGACATCATTGCATCAACTGACGGGAGCCGGGTCTATTACGACAAGCTGCTTCCGAGGGTTGAAATCACGATCATGCCAGCAGAGAGGGGGTACCAACAGTGGGCAAAAAAGTCGAAATGATTGGCCGCCGTTTTGGCAGGTGGCTAGTCACCGCGGAGACGGAAAAGCGCGGGCAGAAGGGCGCTATCGTCTATCATTGCGTATGCGATTGCGGGAAGGAAAAGGATGTCAACGGGATGAACCTGCGCAATGGCAGTTCAACATCCTGCGGCTGCTACAATCGCGAGATCATCACGAAGAACGGCGGCGCTGTGTACAGAGAACATCTATATGGCGTCTGGAATGCAATGAAGTGCAGGTGCAAAAATCAAAAGGACAAAGCGTATCACAATTACGGCGGGCGCGGCATCAAAGTGTGCAGAGAATGGCGGGACAACTACCTAGCATTTCGGGAGTGGGCTTATGTGAACGGATACAAGCGCGGCCTATGGCTTGACCGGATAGACAACGACAAGGAATATAGCCCCACGAACTGCAGGTGGGCCAGCACTGCAGAACAGGCAAGAAATAAGCGCTCAACCAGATTTGTCAAGTACAACGGTGAGCAGATGTGCCTGACAGACGCGGCGGCAGCATCCGGTATATCATTCTCCACGCTGTCACGCAGGATAGAACTGGGCTGGAGTGAAGATCGGCTTTTTTCACCCGTGGCCGCAAAGTATAGTCACGGGGCCGCAATAAAAGCAGCAATGCACAAGCATGACTGAGGAGGTACCAGAATGAGAAGCAGAGCGATTGACGGAAAGAAGCTGCGGGAAGCAATCTACAGCAAGGGCCTGACCCTGCACAGTGCCAGCACGGCCATGGGCTACGGCATCGGCATGTTGCAGCAGACCTGTTCCCGGGGCGTGATGAGTGAGCACGCTATTGCGGCAATGGAGCGGGTGCATGGTATCCCCTACGAAGATTACAAGCCTGAATGGCCGCTTTCGGGCCAGCAGAAGGCAGAAATGATTGACATCACCTGCGCGGTTGGGATGGTTGAGGAGCAGCTTGGCGAGATTCTGCGTCGGCTCAATATCCTGTGGGGCATGGAGGGCAAGCATGGAAGAACCTGACGTTTTCGAGGAACTCACGGGGTACAGCGCGTACAACCTTATGGCACATGCCATCGAGAACGAAATCAAGGGAATACGCAATGCAGTGCGCGTTGACATAGCCGAAGACACTGTTGATATGGGTATACTAGAATCGAAGTGCGCCCATATTGCGGCGCTTGGGATTCTGTTGAGAATGTTAGAGAAGATGGATAAAGAGGGCTGACGAATGACGATGATGACCACTCCCGAGGCTGCCTGGAATGCCCAGGCGGCCAGGGTACAGGCTGAACGGGCTATCCGGGCAGAGGCAGAGCGGGATGCACTGGTTGCGGCTGTAGCCCGGTTGAGCAACGAACTCCGGGAAAAGGACGAGCTGATAGCGCAGTTGAGAGCCGAGCTGGCGGCGGCTTCCGCCTGGATCGGGGGCTGCGATGCCTAGAATCATGACCGAGGGCGACAAAAAGAGCAACGCCATTCGACACTATCAGGAGAACAAGGACGAGGTCGACACCAAAAAGCGCGAGTATCAGGCCCGCAGGCGGGAGCAGAAACGCAAATGGCGAGAGGAACACCCGGAGTATCTGCGTAAGTGGCGGGAAGAACACCCGGCAGAATACGCCGAACAGCGTCAACGGGAGTATGCCCGCAAGCGGGCCAAAAAAGCCGAGCAGCCCGTGGAGCCACGGGAGAAGGCGGTAGATCAACAGCGGGTAGACGCTTCCAGGGCTTACACCGAGGCCCTGGAAGCAGCCCGGGCCACGCTGCCGGAGAATGGCGAGTGGTTTCAAACATGGTGCAAAGAGAGAGGGCTGGACTTTGAGAAAGCGCGGCGGCGTTCCGGGCTTGACTATGGCACGTTCGTCATACTGTGGCACGGCGGGAAAAGCATCCCCGGCATTGCGCTGATTGTAGGGGCAAGAATGATGATGACGCCGGAAGAAGTCAAGCACTTGGGTATCCTGCCGGACCGGCACACCTGGCGGCAGGAGGACGATGACAAGCGCATGGACGAACGCTGTCCGGAGCATTTCGATCTACAGTGGTGGGAACGGGTGACAAGGTTCAACGCAACGAAAGCACTTAGGAGGATGAAGGGTCAATGACAGGAGACGAGCTGAAAGCACTCCGGGAAAGTACAGGGCTGACACAGAAAGGCTTTGCGGCTGCGCTGGGCTGCACGCCTGCCTATATCTGCCTGATGGAGCGGGGCAAGCAGAAAGTCACTGATAACGTGCTGGCGCTGATTGCCAAGGCGTTCCCGGAGCCGGAAGCAAAGCCGGAAGAAGCTGAACCGGAAGTCCCGGCAGAGCAGGAAGAACCAGAGGCCCCGGAGGAGCAAAAACCGGAGGCGGAACCGGAACCCCGGCAGGGCTACAACCCCCTGACAATCGCATTCGCTGTGAAAGTGCTGGTTGACTGCGGCTGGATGAAAAAGCACGACCGGGAAATCACCACCGCTGCCCTGTCACAGCGCGGCCCCATTACAGAGGGCTGGCACGATGCCAATACGCCACCCCCGGAGGCAGGGGTATACCGGACACAGGGCTACACAAGATCGGGCATGTACTACAAGGGCAAATCCATCTACTACGAGGATGGTCACTGGTACACGCTGAACGGAAAGCGAATGAACACGCCGGATTACTGGAAAGAGTGCAGCGCAACGCTGACGAAGCATTACGATTGAGGTGAACCATGAAGATCATCGACTTTGAACGCAAGGGCAATGTTGTTCGGTTCTGGCTCGGTGAGGACGAGCTGGATACCTGGTACGGGGACGATTGGAATGATGTGCCGTATGAGTGCAACGCGGAGCGGGTGTATGACCGCTTTGTCTCCGGCTATCGGGATATGGTGTTCCCGTTTGATTCCCTTGTGCTGGAACCCTGCTGCGGCACAGGCAGCAGCGATTGGTGCAAGGACGATATGAGGGCCAGAAAGCTGCCCTGCATCATCGTTGTGCCGCATGAGATGGAAGAAGATAGCTGGTACGGGGAGAACTTTGCGCACTGGGTCGCTGCGGACGGCGTGCAGCGGTTCTGTTTCGGGGACAGCATGGAGCCGGAGAAGGTGGTGAAGCAATGAACTATGAGCGTGTTGACGAGCTGCTGAAAGAACGGCATATATCCAGGCGGGAACTGGCTAGGAGAGCCGGAATCAGCATTGACTCAATGTCAACCAGGTTTACACGAAAGAGCAAGACAATACCGTTACTCGATATCATGGCAATTGCGCGGGTTCTTGGTGTAGATGTCGCGGAGATTGCCTTCACCGAAGATGAAAGGCGGGTATGGCAGAGCGAACAGCCGCAATGGATTAGCGTCAAGGACAAGCTGCCGGAAAATGATGAAGATGTTCTTGTGTTTGCGAAGGGCAAGAACAGTGGGGCAAATCGAGTTGTCATCACTTACATTGCTGACAGCTTCTACTTCGGCGGCACACAGATCAAATACAGCGATGGGCCGCAATGGAACAGCCCGTGGCAATACTTTTTGGAAGATTACGAAATCACGCACTGGATGCCACTGCCTGAACCGCCGAAGGGGGAAGAATCTTGATGACTGACCGGGAGGGGGGTATTAAAGCGATAGAAAAGGCGCTTGCCGTATCTAAAGCTGTTGACGGCGAATACATATATATCACGTGTGGCGAAGCGGAGCGGGCGCTGGAACTGCTGCTGAACATGCGGGAAGTGACACATTGCACCGCCTGCAAGCACTGGGACCAGAACAGCGGCCTGACTGCCCGGAAGTGCGGGAAGTTCAATGCCTTTACGAAACAGTTTGATTATTGCTCATACGGGGAGGCCAAATGACAGCAAAGGAATATCTGTCGCAGGGGTGGCTGCTAGACCAGCGGATTGATGCAAGGATTGCGGAGCGGGAACGCCTGATGGCCAAGGTGACGGCGGCCCGCTCCCCTTCCCTGTCCGGGATGCCAAGAGGTGGCAAGCACGACTGGACGGACGCGGTAGACCGGGCTGCTGACCTCTCGGCGGAGATTGATGCGGACATCAAGGAGCTGTGCAGGCTCAAGCGGGAGATCGGCGAAACCATTGAGCGGGTGGATGATTACAAGTGCCGCACGCTGCTGGAGTTGCGGTATCGCAATTACTACACCTGGGAGCGGATTGCCGAGGAGCTGCATTACGAAGTCCGGCAGGTCTACCGGCTGCATGGGGAGGCCCTGCAGAAGGTGGCGCTGCCTGCATGATGTCATGTTTTGTCATGGTGCACCTGTGCTATAGTGTAGACTGCAAAGAGCCGGACGGGATGAGAACCCGCCCGGCTTTCGCATGGGTCAGCCAGCGCAGCAGCCTGAAAGGCCGTTGTTACGCTGTGAGGGATTTCACCTCCGCAGGTGGGGGCGGAGAAACACGGTCGCCGTTTTTGCCGCCAAATTTTCGTTTTAAGGGCGGTCTGGCTTTCAATTGGGAAATATCCATCCGCGAGCCCAGACCCGCCTTAAAACGCAAAATAAACGCAAATACGGGCAAATTCATTTGGAGGTGAATGAATGGAGATCGTATACCTGAATCCGAACGACCTGACGCCGTATGAGAAAAACACGCGCAAGCACGGGCCGGAGGACATCGAGGGCATCAAGAAATCCATTGAGCGCGTTGGCTTCCGTGACCCGATTGGCATCTGGGGCCCGAAAAACCTGATTGTCGAGGGCCATGGGCGGCAGATCGCGGCGGTTGAAATGGGCTTGACCAGCGTCCCCTGCATCCGGCTGGATGATATGACGGAGGAGCAGCGCAAGGAATATGCTATCCGGCATAACCGCAGCGCTGAGATGAGCGCATGGGACTTTGCGACGCTGGAAGAAGAACTCGCAGCCCTTCAACTGCAGGGAGCCGACCTTTCCGACCTGCAGTTCCACATGCCAGACACGGGCGCACTGGATGATCTTTTTGCCCCTGCACCGGAGAAGCCTGAAAAAGAGCCGGAGCAAATCCAGTGCCCGCACTGCGGGGAGTGGTTCACACCATGAGAATATTTCTGGCGGGGGGTATCCGGGAACCTTAACCCTATGTGGAAGATGATCGCCCGCGGGAAAGGATGGTCGGAGGCCGTTGCAAGTTTTCTTGGCAGGGGTCGAGAGCCGGCACTGGATTCCTCTCCTGATGGTTAGCGGGGGGGGCATAAGTGAGACTCTATATTGCCGGGATACAGGGCAAGCGAAAAGGGTTTGTGATAGATGCGACTGTTCTTGGCAGGGGTCGCCCCGTGGCGGAGCGGGGGGGGGTACGACCAGATAATCCGCGAGCACAAGCCGTATATCCTTGAATCCTTCTTTTACGCCGATGCAGACACGGAACGCCTATTGCCCCACTATGGCGATTTCCTGCTAGACAGCGGCGCGTTTACATTCATGCAAGGCAAGGGCGGCTCACCAAACTGGGATGAATACATAGAGAGATACGCAGATTTCATCAAGCGCAATGGGGTTAAAAAGTATTTTGAGCTTGATATTGATAGCGTGGTTGGCTATGGCAAGGTGAAAGAAATCCGGCGAAAGCTGGAACGGCTGACGAGCAGGCCGTCAATCCCTGTGTGGCATATATCACGGGGGCTGGATGATTTCAAGCGCATGTGCGACGAATACGGATATGTCGCCATCGGTGGCATTGTCAGCAAGGAGATCAAGCCGGACAAATACGTGGCATTGCCGTCGCTGATAGCAGAAGCGCACAAGCGCGGGGCAAAGGTCCACGGCCTGGGCTTTACGGCGCTGGAATGGTTAAAGAAATGTCACTTTGACAGCGTGGACAGTACGGCATGGACAACCGGGAACCGCTTTGGCTACCTATACTATTTTGATGGGCACACCATGAGGAAAAAGGATGCGCCAAAGGGGTATCACCTTGGGGACAGCAGGGCGGCGGCTTTGAATAACTACACAGAATGGATCAAGTTCCAGAAATACGCGGAGAACCATCTATGAAAAAGATTGTGCTTTTATCCGGCGGGATTGATTCCACCACATGCCTTGCCCTGGCTCTGGAGGACTGCAGGCCGGAGGATGTGCTGGCACTCAATATGTATTATGGGCAGCGCCATGACAAGGAAATGCAATCCGCACGAAAGATTGCCGCATTCTATGGCGTAGAGCTGATGGAGCTGGATTTATCGCTGATCTTCTCCAAAAGCGATTGCAGCCTGCTAAAGGCATCCAGTGTTGAGGTGCCCGAAGGGAGTTACGCAGAGCAGCAAAGAGAAAATCCGGGGAAGCCTGTCAGCACCTATGTGCCATTCCGAAATGGGCTGATGCTCTCCGCTGCTGCGAGCATTGCGGCAAGCGTTGGCGCAAGCAAAATCTACTACGGGGCGCATGCGGATGATGCGGCGGGGAATGCTTACCCGGACTGCTCACCGGAGTTCACCAAGGCAATCAATGAGGCAATCTATCTCGGCACCGGAGAGCAGGTGGAAGTAGAAGCCCCGCTTGTTCACATGAACAAAGCTGGCGTGGTAAAAACTGGGCTGCTGCGGAAAGTCCCATATGAACTCACCTGGAGCTGCTATATGGGCGGTGAAAAGCCCTGCGGGAAGTGCGGCACCTGCATTGATCGAGCAAGAGCATTCAAAGAGAACGGGGTAAAAGATCCATATGACGGAGATTAAAAACAATGAGAACGTGACAGAAATTGTCATGAAACCGACAGCGTATACCAAGTGCAAGATCGGGCAGGACTGGTATCGCTGTGAGCTTGAAGCAGTGTTTATCCCGGGGGATTGCTACCCGGACTACATGGAAGTCAATTCGTTTGTCATGCAGAACATTGACGGGCACGAGCTGAACATTGAAGAAGCTGCCCTGATGCTCTATGACATGCTGAAAAAGTATAACCCGCGAGGGCTGCGCGTGACCAATTATATCCGCGACTGCAAGACACATTTCGATGTTGATGTCACCATCGGCTGAAAAGTGGTATGCAAAAACCCACTATAAAAAAACTACGGAGGAATTGATTTGAACAACCTGATTATTCTCGGCGAAGTCATTGTTGTATTCTCGCTCCTGCTACTGTGCAAGAAGTCCTTCGGGAAGATTGGCGTGATGGTATGGGTCAGCCTTGCCACGGTGCTTGCAAACATCATCACGGCAAAGAACGTGGATATTCTCGGCCTATCCACCGCAATCGGGACGGTGATGTTTGCCTCCACCTTCCTTGCAACGGACATCCTGACCGAGTGCTATTCCGCAGAGGACGCAAGAAAAGCAATCCGGGTCGGCCTGTTCTCAAACGTGCTTTTGATCGTCAGCACCCAGATTGCGCTGCTGTACAAGCCGTCCGCCTTTGACTATGCGCACGATGCAATGAAAACGCTGTTCAGCCTGAACCTGCGGATCAGCATTGCCAGTGCAGCCATGTACTACATTGCCAACATGGCGGATATCTACGTTTTCAGCAAGATCAAAGAGGCTACCGGGAGCGGGAAACTTTGGCTTCGGAACAACGTGGCCACGATCCTCTGCAACTGCCTGGAGAACTTTGGTTTCATCGGCCTGGCATTCGCTGGCATCTATGACCTCGGAACGATCATGACCATTGCAATCAGCACATCCATCATTGAGGCGCTGGTTGCGGTGTGCGACACGCCTTTCCTGTATTTGGCAAAGAGAGCCAAGCACGGGGATGAGCTGGAGGAGGCCGCATGAAGTATGAGCTGATCGGGCTCGCCGGAACCCTGCTCATTCTGATTGGCTTCATGTGCGACGATGAGAAGAAAATCCGTATCTTCGACATGCTGGGAGCCATCCTGTTTGTGGTCTACGGTACGATCATCGGAGCATACAGCAACATTGTGCTGAACGGCATCCTGATTGCAGTGCACATCGTCAAGCTTTCCAAGTTGAAGGAGTGATTGACCATTGCCAAGGGCAAGTTCCAAGAGTGGCTGACCCCTGACGGCCTGCTCCGTATAGAGGGCTGGGCGCGGGACGGCCTTGTGGACACGCAGATTGCGACAAACATGGGGATATCTGCAGGGACACTGTATGAGTATCAAAACCGATTCCCGCAGATAGCGGAGGCCCTAAAAAAGGGCAAGGCCCCGGCGGACACCGAGGTTGAGAACGCCATGTTCAAGGCCGCAATCGGGTATGAGTATGAGGAGACGGTGACGGAGATCGTAGAAGCGCAGGACGGCACCCAGAAGAAGTACATCCGCAAGGTGAAGAAGCTGGCACCGCCGAATGTGCTTGCTCAAATCTACTGGCTGAAGAACCGCAAGCCTGCGCAGTGGCGGGACAAGCCGAAGGAAGAAGACCTGTCCAGGGACGAGCCCCTGACGAGGGTCCTTGCGAGGTGGGACGATGCAGCTAGCCAGCAGCAAGCAACTTGAGTACTGGCGGGATGCCACGCACCGCTGGAACTTCAAGACAGGGGCAACGCGCTCCGGCAAGACCTACATGGACTACTACCTTCTGCCCCGGCGGCTGCTGTCTATGGCGGGCAAGGATGGGCTGAACGTGATCCTTGGGAACACCCGGGAGACCATCCGCCGGAACATCATCATTCCGATGCAGGAGATGTACGGGGAGCGCAGGGTGAGCAGCATCCGCTCCGACAACTCCTGCACCATGTTCGGGCAGCGGGTGTTCTGCCTGGGCGCGGACAATGCCAACCATGTTGACCGGCTGCGCGGCTCCTCCATCAAGTATTGCTACGGAGACGAGGTGACCACCTGGCATCCTGATGTCTTCGATATGCTGAAAAGCCGCCTGGACAAGAGCTATTCGGTGTTCGATGGCACCTGCAACCCGGATTCCCCGCAGCACTGGCTGTATGAGTTCCTGCAGAGCGACGCGGACATCTTCCAGCAGCACTACAGCATTGATGACAACCCGTTTCTTTCGCCGGAGTTCGTGGAGAACCTGAAGAAAGAGTACGCCGGGACGGTGCTGTATGACCGCTACATCAACGGCCTGTGGGTGGCAGCAGAGGGTGCGCTGTTCACCACCTACCCGCAGTACACCGATGATGGAACGCTGCTGCGGGACGGCATCGCGCACATTGATGCGGCCTACGGCGGGGCGGACTACACCGCCTTCACCTGCGGCAAGCGGCAGGGCGGCACGATCTACCTGTATGGCAGACTATGGAGCCGCCACGTGGACACGGTGCTGGATACCTGCATCAGCGAGGCCAAGAGGCTGCTGTGCGGGCCCATCCACTGCGAGGCCAACGCGGACAAAGGCTATCTGGCCAAGGAGATCAACGAGCGCGGGTATGAGGCCAGCACCTACAACGAGTTTGAAAACAAGCACATCAAGATTTCCACGTTCTTGCGCAAGTGGTGGGGGAACGTGGTTTTCCTGTCCGGCACCGACAAAGCGTATATCGCGCAGATTCTAAGCTATACGCAGGACGCGGAGCACGATGACGCCCCGGACAGCGCGGCCTGTGTCTGCCGCTACTATGACCGCAGGGGGTGAGACCGTTGTACACCTATCAGGACTTTATCGCCGAGGATGACCGGCGGGCAGCGCTGCGCACAGCCATTCAGCATCACATGAGCAGCGAGGAGTACAAGACAGCGGTGGACGCCGACCTGTACGACCGGCAGCGCAACAGCACCATCAACAACTATGTCAAGGTGATTCAGGACTACTCCGGCAATCCGATGGTTGACGCCAACGCGGCGAACAGCAAAATTGCCAGCAATTTCTTTTACCGCCTGAACACGCAGCTCAACTCCTATCTGTTCGGCAATGGCGTAACCTTTGCGGAGGACAGCACGATCAAGGACAGGCTCGGCCCTGACTTTGACACGGCATTGTCGGCCTGGGGCTATTTTGCCCGCATACATGGGAGTGCATACGGCTACTGGGCCGGGGACAAACTCCATGTGTACAAGCTGACGGAGTTCGTGCCGCTGCTGGACGAGCTCACCGGCGATCTGAGGGCTGGCATCCGGTTCTGGTCGCTTGATTGGGGGCGCAAGCCGCAGAACATCACCCTGTATGAGGAGGACGGCTACACCGTCTATCAGACGCGGGAGAACGGAGGGAGCGAGATTTACGAGCTTCAGCCGAAACGCGGGTATAAGCAGATCATCACCTACACCGAGGCGGATGGCGAAACGATTGCGGGGGAAGAAAACTACCCTTCCCTGCCAATCATTCCTATGTACGGCTCCCGGCTGAAGCAGTCAACATTGGTGGGCACAAAAGCAGCCATTGACAGTTATGACCTGATTCAGAGCGGCTTTGCCAACGACCTGCTGGACTGCGCACAAATCTACTGGATCATTGAGAACTGCGGGGGCATGAGGCGGGAGGACCTGCAGGAGTTCCTGGCCCGCATCAGGCTTGACCACGTGGCCACGGCGGACACGAAGAGCATGGGTACTGATTCGTCAAGCCTGAAGCCATACGCGCAGGAGATTCCCTTCCAGGCTCGGTCGGCATATCTGGAACAAATCCGGCACCAGATTTATGAATCCTTCGGGGCCTTGGACACCACGTCAGTTTCGGCAGCGCAGCAAACTGCCACGGAGATCAAGGCGGCCTATCAGAACCTCGACCAGGAGGCGGATGCGCTGGAGTACCAGGCTATCAAGGCAATCCAAGCGCTGCTGTCCCTGCTGGGGCTTGAGGGCACGCCGGTGTTCAATCGGGCACGCATCATCAACGAGGCCGAGCAGGTACAGATGGTGCTGATGGAGGCGGAGTACCTGGACGAGCAGACCGTGCTGGAGCTGCTGCCAAACATCCCCGTGGACAAGATCGAGAAGATTTTGGAGCAAAAGAAGCTTGAGCGCGGTGATACGTTTGAAAACGTGCCAGAACAGCCCGAAAATGGGCCGGAGAACCCGTTCGGCGACGAGGTTGAATAAATACTCATTCGAAAACGCAGCGGCCTTCTCGGGCCGTTTTTGGCGCAAATAAGGGGGCCTGCGGATGAAAAGCGGAGAGGGTGTAGCGGACCGCAGGCTGCGGGATGTAAACCGGCGGCTGAACGAGGTTTATGCGCAGGCTGTCAAAGAACTTGAAAAAACGCTGAAGGACTTCGAGCAGAAGCACGAGGCCCGGGATGCTGATATGCGCCAGAAACTTGCGGACGGCAAGATCACCAAGGCCGAGTACGACAGCTGGAAGCGGGGTCAGGTGTTTCAGGGCAAGCAGTGGAAGGCCAAGCTGGACGCTGCTACGCAAACGCTGGTGCACGCGGATGAGGAAGCGGTGCGCATCACCAACCGGGAGCGCGGGAAGACCTTCCAGGCGGCGGCGAATGCGGAGCTGCAGAACGCTAGCAAGCAGACCGGCATTGACTTCAACCTGTACGATCGGGGCACGGTGGACAGAATCCTGCGGGAGCAGCCGAACCTTCTGCCGCCCCGCAGGGTGAAGAAAGCAACCGATTCGGCTTGGTATCACCAACAGATTTCAAACGCCGTGACCCGCTCCATAATCGAGGGAGACCCCATTGACAGTCTTGCCCGGAAGATTGCCCGGGCAACTGGAGAAAGCAGCCGGAAAGCCGCAAGGCGGAATGCCCGCACGGCCATGACCGCAGCACAGAACGCGGGGCGGATGGAGTCCATGCGTGAGGTACAGGAGAGCGGGATTCAAGTCAAGAAGAAATGGCTTGCAACGCTGGACAAGCGCACCCGTGATACTCATGCAGACCTGGACGGGGAGGAAACGGGAGTTGATGAGCCGTTCAAGACCCCGCTCGGGGAGATCATGTACCCTGGAGACCCTCACGCTAACCCCGCCCTCGTTTATAACTGCCGCTGCACGCTGCTGTATGTCTATCCAGAATACGCCGCAGGCAAGGCGAAGCGGCGCGACCAGGTAACGCATGGGCTTGTCGATGATATGACGTACCGCGAATGGGAACGCGGGGGTGCCAAGGGCAGAAAACCCAGTTTTGCTGAACAACTGGTTGGCATAGAACTGTCCCCTTACAGGGCCGATTATCCTAATTATAGAGATTATGACCAGGACGCTGCCAATTTTGCCGGCAAGCGGACTGAATATTTTGAGGACGTATATCCTGACGCCGAGATGCGATGGAGCAACCCGCGCAGGCTTTATGATGGGGTTGAATATGCTAACGCATCCGCCATTGACAATACAATGGCAAGGCTTCAAGAAAAGTATCCTGCCCCGAAGGTCCACGGGCGAATGACCATATGTGACATCGAAGACGCATATCAGTATCTGCCCAAAGGGAAAGGGGACAGAAGGTGGCGGGAGGATGAGCTGCCAACAGCGCAGGTATTTGGGTGCGAGGGCAATACTGTCATAGGATTTGACAGGAGCACGATGACGGGCACTTTGCGAGAGGCTATAGAGGCACGTGACAAGGCGATACAAAACGGCGAGGCGCTTGCTTTTGTTTCGCCTATTGACACCCCGGAAACAATTGTCATGCATGAATGGGGGCATGTGCTTGACAGATACCGGACAATAGCACTAGTATACAAAGACCAAAACGCCACCGATTTTTTGGAATGGTATAAAAGCCTTGACAAACAAGAAATCAAAGAGGGGGTCAGTAGCTATGCTGCTGAAAAGCTTGGTGAGTTCTGTGCAGAATGCTTTCTAGAGATGCAAATGCCTAATCCAAGGCCAATCGCCCAAAAATACTGGGAGTTCATGGAACCAATAATTAGGAGAGGTGTCGAGAGTGGTTGGTAAAGATGCGCAGAAGCTTGCAGAACAGTATGGTTTATTTGATTATGAGGAACAGCAGGTAGAGCTGTTCCTCACAGTTGAAGAAAGATCGCGGGCAGAGGTTATAGAGTTCATCGAAATGCTAATTGATAGCAGGCAAGGAGACAGAAAGGCTTTCATGGAAAAGCAGTCTAAAAGTGGCGGGGGCAACAGAGCAAATTATTGATTGCGAGGTGATGAAATGCCGGTAGAATTCAAGTCCAACCTTCAAGCCATCCAGGGCATGAGCCAGGAGGCCATCAGCAACGCCCTGGAGATCATCGGCGGCATGGCGGAAAGCTATGCAAAGCAGCTCTGCCCTGTGGACACGGGCAGGCTGCGGAACAGCATCACGCACCAGCAGGAGGATGAAAACACCGTTGCCATCGGCACCAACGTGGTCTACGCGCCCTTTGTGGAGCTGGGCACAAGGCGGATGGCGGCGCAGCCATATCTCCGGCCTGCGATTGAGGAACACAAGACGGATTATCAGCGCGTGATTGAAGGCGAATTCAGGCGGCTGGGCAAATAAGCCCCCGCCTGTTTTCATACCTCGGGGACGAAGCACAGCCCCACGGGGAATCTCAAATGCCGAAGAACCGGCACCGAAGCAAAGGAGAGAGATACATTGGCACTTGGACGGAAACTGCTGAAGGGCCTTGGCCTGACGGAAGAACAGATGGACACCATCATTGATGCGCACACCGAGACCGTGGACGGGCTGAAGGGGCAGATTGCTGACCTCAACAGCAAGGTTGCGGAGCTTGGAGAAGCGCAGGCGGAGCTGTCTGACCTGAAGACGGGCGATTACAAGGCGAAGTACGAGGCTGTCAAAAAGGAGCTTGACGACCTCAAGGCCAGCAACGCGAGCAAGGAAAAGCACGCGAAGCTGGAGGCTGCATACCGGGAACGCCTTGAGGCCGCGGGCATTGACCCGAAGCGCCACGATGCAATCCTGCGGGTGACAGACCTGTCCGGCCTGGAGCTCGACAAGGACGGCAAGCTGAAGGACGCGGCTTCCGTGGACAAGACCATTTCCGAGGAGTGGGCCGCTTTCAAGGTGACCACTTCGATCAAGGGGGAGGTCGTGCCGACCCCGCCTGCCAGTGGAAGCAAGACCATGACCCGGGCTGACATCTTCAAAAAAGACGAGCATGGCCGGTATGTGCTGACCACCGAGCAGCGGCAGAAAGCACTGGCTGAAAACCCCGAGCTGTTGAGATGAGGAGGAAATGACTATGGGACTGATGCCCCTGAACCTGCAGCTGTTTGCTGCTACCAATGTTGAGACCCTGACCAATCCCCGGGATAGTCTGCCGAACGTCTATACCAATGTCACCGCCCGCGAGGTTGATTTCGTCACCCGCTTCGGTGATAACTGGGAAGCCCTGCGCAATATCCTTGGCATTATGCGGCCCATCCGCAAGGCCCCCGGCTCCCGCCTGATTTCCTACACCGCCTCCGTGGCGCTGGAATCCGGCAACGTTGGCCCCGGCGAGGTTATCCCCTATAGCAAGGCCACTATCACGCAGGCGACGATGGCCGACCTGGAAGTGGAGAAATACGCCAAGGCTGTGCCGATTGAGGACATTGCCAAGTATGGCGCGGCCATTGCCATTGAGAAGTCCGATGACGCTTTCCTGAACGAACTGCAGAAGACTGTCATGGGCCGCTTCTACACCTTCCTCAACACCGGCTCTCTGACCAATGTGGCGGCTACTTGGCAGGCGGCTCTGGCCAAGGCGCAGGGCCTTGTGCTGGACAAGTTCGCCACCATGAACAAGACCGTGACGGAAGTGGTGGGCTTTGCCAATATCCTTGATGCCTATGATTATCTCGGCACTGCCAACATTACGGTTCAGACCGCGTTCGGTCTGACCTACATTGAGAATTTCATGGGCTACCGCACGCTGTTCCTGCTGCCTGCCGCGCAGATTGCCCGGGGAGAGGTTCTCGCTACTCCCGTGGAGAACATCGACCTGTATTACATCGACCCCGGCGACAGCGAGTTTGCCCGCGCGGGTCTGGACTACACCACGCAGGGCGAAACCAACCTGATTGGCTTCCACGTGCAGGGCAACTACACCACCGCGGTTGGCGAGAGTTTTGCTCTGATGGGCATGGCGCTGTGGGCGGAATATCTGGACGGCATCTCCATCGTCAGCGTTGGCACCGAGACCTTCACGGCGGTTGATTCCACGGCCACCGGCTATTCTAGCAAGAACCCTGCCGCAGAGAAGTGGTATGAGAAGTCCGGCAGCGTGTATTTCCGCTCCACTGACACGACTGTTGGCGCGACCAAGACCTACTACAGCCGCACCGTAACGCCGATCTCCTGATGTACAAGGTGATTTCGGCGTTTGCTGACAGGCTGGACAACATGCGGACATACCACGCGGGGGACACGTACCCCCGCGATGGTATGACTGTCAGCAAAGCTCGGCTGGCGGAGCTTGCGGGGAGCGGAAACCGCACAGGGCATCCGCTGATCGAGCTGGTGGAGCCCGAGGAACCTCCGAAGCGCACGCGGCGAGCCAAGAAGTGATTGGAGGGAGCAGCCGTGCTGGAAGAAATCCTTGCATACCTGCATAACTGGTTCATCGTTGACACGCAGCACGGAAAGTTCGCAGTCAAGGACGGCATCCTGACCGGCTGTTCCCTGCCGCTGTTTGACGGGCAAAGGGTGCGCATCAGCGGAAGCGCCGCCTGGGATGGTGTATGGACCTGGCACACCGGCGGCCCGCTGTGCGACAGCGACGATAAGACCACGGAGAACCGGGCAGATGAGCAGTTCGCCGGAACGCTCAACAGCCTGGGCATCCCGTGGGAGCTGGTCAAGCGCTCGCAGGAGATCAAGGCTTGGACGCTGGAAAACGCCAAGACCATCAATAGTCCGTACCAAAGCGAATCCTTCAACGGCTACAGCTATTCCAAGGCGGTAACGGCGGACGGCGGCGCTTTTGACTGGCGGGCAATGTTCGGCCGCGAACTCTTTGCACGGTGGGGGAAAATCGGATGAGCCTGATTGATGAAATGAGAGAGGGCTGCGTCCTCCTTACAAAAACCCGCGTTTCCGACGGCCTAGGGGGCTATATCGTGGTTTGGGAGGAAGGGGTGACCTTTTACCCGGCTTTCCAGTACGACGGCTCTACGGCCGCAATAGTGGCCGAAAAACAGGGGTTGTCGAGGTCATACAGTATTTATGTCCCGCGGTCGATGGAGCTTGATTACCATGATGTTTTCAGGCGGCTGTCCGACGGCGCCACGTTCCGCGTGACCAATCCTGGGGTTGACCGCAATACCCCACAGAGCGCCGCCCTTGACCTGCGGCTGATCGAGTGCGAAAGGTGGGAGCTGACGTGATCAACACAGGGCAGGCCCTGTATAAGTTCTGGTCTGGCTTTGGACTCCCTGCATACACGGTGAACACGGTCCCTTGGGATGCGGAGCTGCCATATATCACCTACAGCCTTGTGGAAACAGAGCCGCTTGAACCGGCGACCCATTATGCGCAAGTATGGTACCGGGGCACTGGCAACACTGCGCTTCTCACCAAGGCCGACGAGATCAAGGCCGCAATCGGGAGCGGGAAACGGCTCGAATGTGACGGCGGGGCTATTGTGCTTCGTCCTTCTACACCGCCCATCCAGCTGATGACAGGCGACGAGCCGGAGACCCGCTTCGCATACATCAATCTTCAAATCAACTGCTACCATACGTGAAAGGGGCAATGCAAATGAACATGCTTACTGCATGCCGTACGGATGCCTTTAAGCATCTGCAGCTCAACGCCGGGGTTTTCCTGACTGGTTTTGACTACAGCACTGCGACCACCGCCGCTGCGCTCCGCACGGCTGTTGCCACGGCGCTTGGGGATGACACCAAGGTGCTTGGCGCGACCCGTGGCGGCGGCACCTTCGCCGTTACGCAGGAGACCCGGGAGCCGGAAGTGGACGGCAAGCGCTATCGTTTCAAGGGCGGCACCTTCGTTGACTCCGTGGATGCATCCCTGACCGGCACGCTGGTGGAGATCAACCCTACCAATTTCAAGAAGCTGCTGGCCACCGGCGAAAGCACGACTTCCGGGAATATCACCACCCTGACCATGCACACGGCTATCGAGGACGGTGACTATATCGAAAAGCTGTGCTGGGTTGGCGACATGAGCGATGGCGGCTGCGTGCTGATCGAGCTGGACAACGCGCTGAATACCAATGGCCTGACGCTCACCTTCACCGACAAGGGCGAGGGCACGATCCCCTTTGAGTTCCACGCGCATCAGGCCGCCGTGGAGGACTATGACACCGCGCCTTTCCGGGTCCTGTTCTTGTCTGATCCGTAAAGGCTAACACCCCGGCGGGAAAGCCTGCCGGGGTGGCATTTTTTGAGGAGGTTGAAATATGCGGATTTCCGAGATGAGCACTGACCGGGCGGCGGATGCGCTGATCACCATTGCGCAGCCCGCTGGAAACATCGTCAAAGACCCGGAGATCATTGCCGGGCTTGAGGCACTTGGGGCGCAGAACGGCGGCACGATGGCGGCTATGCTGGGTGAAGGGCTGCTGCCTGTGCTGCAGCTCGTGCTCAAGAACCATCGGCAGGACGTTTACTGCATCATTGCGGCGCTGACCGAAAAGACGGTGCAGGAAGTAGCGAAGCAGAGCATCCTGCGCACGGTTGCCGACATTCGTGAGAGCTGGGACGCTGACCTGGCAAGTTTTTTTCAATCTGCCAGGCCCTCGAGCAAGGGCGGCAAACGGACACGCTCTACTACTGCCTGACGGTTTATAAATGGCACGGGGTACAGCATTTTGTCGCCATGCTCAATAACGAGACAAGGACGCACATATGGCAGGGCTATACAGCCATGCTGCTGTATGGCCTTGGGAGAGTGCTGGCGGGAGACAGCTGGACCGCGCCAACGTATGACGAGGCAATCAATGGCTCCGCGGCGAAAGCCGACAAGCGCTCATCGAAGGAGATACGGGAAGACCTGATTGGAAAGCTGACTGGATAGGCGGTGATTGAATGGACCTGTTTTCGCTTGCTGCAAGGCTCACGGTAGACAGCGGCAGTCTGACGAGTGGGCTGCGCGACGCGGTACAGCAGGGCAACGAGACGTCAGAGAAGCTTGGCGCGATCGCTAGGAAGATCGAAAGCGGGCTGAAGAAGGCGTTCTCTGTTGGTGCTATTCTGGCGGCGACAAAGAAACTCAGTGACTTTCTGGTTGCGGTGAGCGCCGCCGGGGACAAGATTGACAAACAGAGCCAGGCACTCGGCATGAGCCGGAAAGCCTACCAGGAGTGGGAATATATTCTCGGCCAAAGCGGTGCCAGCATTGACAGCCTTGGCCTGAGCATGAAGACCATCGGCAGCCTGCTGCAGGGCACGGACAAAGACCTGGAGAAGAACGACAAAGAGTTCAAGAAGCTGGGCCTGTCCGTTGCGCAGCTGTCGGCCCTAAGCGAGGAGGAACGCTTCGGGGCAATCGTTCGGGCATTCCAGGAAATGCCTGCGGGGGCTGAAAAGAGTGCGCTTGCGCTCAAGATTTTCGGCAGGAACGGCCAAGACCTTATGGCGCTGCTCAACTCTGCACCGGGTTCCATCGAAGAGATGCAGAAGCAGATGGAAGACCTGGGGCTGATCATGTCCGATGAGGACGTTGACGCGGCTGTAGAGTTCGGGGACGCTATGGACCGGCTCACAAGGTCTGCCACCGTGTTCGGGCAAAGGCTGGGGGCGCGGGTTCTTCCGGTCATCACAAAGGGCATGGAGAGCCTTGCAAAGCGTATCGGCAAGGTCACGAACGCAATGGTAAAGGGCCTGGATACCGGGGACTTTACTGAATTCTTCAGCACGCTGCTGGAGCAGATTCAGGAAATGATCCCGGAGGCCGTAGACACCATCATCAGCGTTCTGGTGGGGCTGCTGGAGAACGCGGACAAGATTGTTGACGCTGGAGTAACGCTGGCGGAAGGGCTGCTCAACGGGCTGGCAAAGGCCATCCCGGTGCTTGTGGGAAAGATTCCAGACATCCTCGCATCCGCGCTGCAGGGGCTTGCCAACATCGGCATTTCCGTTGGTAATATGGTCATCGACGGAATCAACGGCATCTTCGGCACGCGAATCCCGCATCTGGACAAGATTGAGCTGCCGAGCTGGAGCGAAATCTCCGGCACAGTAACAACCTGGTGGCAGAACGATGTTCAGCCAAAGATTGAAGAAGCTTGTCAATGGCTGCTGGGACTGTTCAATGGCGGCGTAACAGTCACGGAGAAGGATATCTCCGAGGCGCTTGGCAAGTGGTGGGGCGGCGTCAAAACGCACTTGCTCAACGTCTGCAGTTGGCTCCTGGGTCTGTTTAACGGTGGCGAAGCGGTTACCCCCGCAGAGGTTGAAGCCAGGATTGGCAAGTGGTGGTCCGGCACCGTTATGCCGATGGTCACGCAGGCCTGCAACTGGCTTCTGGGCCTGTTCACCGGCGGCAAAACGCAAGTATCGCAGGCCGATGTGGAGAGCACCCTTTCCGGCTGGTGGGGCAGCATCACGGGCTTCGTTACAAAAGCTTGCACATGGGTGTTGGGACTATTCACTGGCGGCGAGGGCAGCAGTCAGCAGAAGGTATCGGACGCTATTGGCCAATGGTGGAACGGCGTAAAAGAGTGGGTTACCAATGCCTGTACGTGGGTTCTTGGTTTGTTCACCGGTGGCGAGGGGGTATCCGACAACAAGGTTCGGGAGGCGCTCGGCAACTGGTGGAACGGCGTAAAAGGCTTTGTAACGTCTGCCTGCCAGTGGGTGCTCGGCCTGTTCACCGGCGGCGAAAGCGTAGATTCTGCGGCCATTTCTGCGGCGCTTGGCAAGTGGTGGGAAGGTATTAAGGGCCTTGTCAGCGCGGCCTGCGGATGGGTTCTCGGTCTGTTTACTGGCGGCGAAGAGGACAATATCACCGGGGAGAAGGTTGGCTCCATCATCGGCGGATGGTGGGACGGAATCAAAGGTTTTGTCACTCGGGCCTGCACGTGGGTTCTTGGACTGTTTACCGGCGGGGAGGATGCTAACGTAACCGCAGACAAGGTTGGCAGCATCCTTAGCGGCTGGTGGAGCAAGATCAAAGGCGCTATCGCAGCGGCCTGCACATGGGTTCTGGGGCTGTTCTCCGGCGGCGAAGGAGGCATTTCTCTAGAAAAGGTTGCTACGACCCTGCGCGGCTGGTGGGGCAGCATCAAGGATTTTGTTAAGCAGGCTTGTACCTGGGTTATCGGCCTGTTCACAGGGGGCGAGGATACAGACCAAAGCAAGGTCAGTACAGCTATCAGCCAGTGGTGGACAAACGTAAAGGAGTGGGTGAAGGGCGCTTGCTCCTGGGTGCTTGGGCTCTTCACCGGCGGTGACGAGACCGTCTCCGAAGCAAGCGTTGGCGATATCTTAAGCGGTTGGTGGGAAAAGGTATCTGGCTGGGTTACGTCCGCTTGCAAGTGGGTCCTCGGTATCTTCGGCACGCCTGAAACGCCGACGCAGGCGAGAATCAAAGAAATCCTCGGCTCCTGGTGGGAGCACGCAAAGGTTCGCATAGCTCACCTTACGAAGTGGTCGCTTGGCCTGTTTGGTATAGATGTCTCGGAATCGGATGTCATCAAGGTAGTCAAGCAGTGGTGGGGCGATCCTGTATCGGGCATCCGCAGCGCGGTGGAAGCAGCGCTAGAGTGGTCACTCAAGCTGTTTGACAAGCCCTCGCAGGAGGATGCGGACAAGTCAAGCCTTGGTATTGTATCCGGTATGATCGGCGCAGTTCAGGCCGGGGTACAGTGGATTCAGGATAACAACGTGGAGGGCATTCTGTCCTCCATCCTCACCGGGTTTGCTGCCTCGGCGGCGGTGAGCGGGGCTATCAGGTTCTTTGATTCCTTGAAGGCACTGATAACGGCCCCGAACACCTCTGGCGGGATTGGCACGATTGTTGGCCTTATTGCGACGGCTCTGATGCTGATCATCCAGAACTGGGACAAGATTGAACCGATACTGCAGAAGGCCAAGGAGGCGCTTCAGCCGGTCATTGACTTTGTAACGGATTTGTTTGGGAAAATTAGTCAGGTAGTGGATAAACTACGTGAGCTTCTTGGCCTTGACAAAGAACCGGCGCAGAAGGGCAACTCTTTGCTCTGGGGGAATACGAACCCTGACCTACACCCAGTCCCGAGCGATCCTTATTCGCCTGAAGGGCTGCAATTTTTGTACACAACGATTCATCCTCGTAGGTTTGCCACTAAAGAAGACTTTCAGGAGGGCGGGACACTTGCAGGTTGGCAGCCGGACGAAGAAACGCTCAAGAAATGGTACCCGAACTACAGGAAAGGGGCGGAGGACACAGGGGACACAGGAGATGCGGAGGGTACAGTTACCGCGGAGGAGATTTCTGACATTGTCAGAAGCACGCTCTCTGACTTCTTCAACCAGACGATTCCTGACGCAGGAGACCTTGGCCTGCCACATGAGCCAGAAAACTACAGGGAATTCATCCCACTTGTACCGCAGGGTGGTTCAAACACCGGCGGCGACAATGGGATGTTGTCGCAGTTCGTAGCAGCAGCGAACAATCTACTTGGGCAAATCCCTGGCGCTGTCAGCGGGGCTTTGAGCGGTTGGGGCGTGAGCATGGACGGTGCAGCGGTTGGCAATATCGTTGCGCCCACGGTTGATTCCTACATTGGGGCTATCGTGAACAGCGGGAGGTACTTATGAAAAGCCTTATGAAGGTTTGGATGAACGGGCAGGGCTTGCATGATATCGACCCGCATATCGTTGTGATGGATGTGCAGGAGAGCGAACCAAAGCTCACGGTCAGCACCACGGCCAACGTCAAGTCTGACGGCATGCACATCACCAATACGGCCCGGGAATCCCTGCAGGTACAGGTTACGATAGAGGCACACGAATACAGTATGGAGCGGCGGGCGCGGCTACTCCAAAAGGTACAGGCGTGGGCGCGGGACGGTTCGCTAACGGTTGGCTACCGTCCCGGGCAGCGCCTGGAATGCATCTGCACTTCCCTCCCCGCCCTCGGGAGCGCATGGAAATGGACAAGCTCAATCCAGATGGTATTTACGGCGTACGTCATCCCCTACTGGATTTCAGACGATATGCAGTGGGCACATATCGACACGCCTACCAGAAACGGCGAAACCGCCATGCGGCCTGTCGGGACAGCGAAGGAAACACCCCTTTCGTTCTGGGTGCGCAACGAGGGCAGCAGCGCCATGGAGACCCTTGTGGTGCAGTGTCCTGTTTCCGGGACGCGGTTTGAATTGAACGACCTGGGCCTTGGGCCGGGTGAAACCATCGATGTTGGCTATGACCAGCTCGGGTATCTATACATGCGGAAGAATGACGGGACGAGTGTCATGAACAAGCGCACGGCGGCCAGCTCGGACGATCTCCTGCTTTACCAGCAGGAGGGCAATCCCATCGGCACTGCAACGGACCAGCCTGCGACATTCAGCTTTTCTGCGAGGGGGCGCTGGCTATGAGCCAAGTACAGGTCAGATACCCCCGCGTCTGCGACAGAACAACTCTGACGGAGCTGGGGCGCGTCCACCCCATATCCCTGACGGTGACGGAGAACGTTGACCCGCTTAGCACGGCAGATATGCAGGTGCTCACTTCGGACATGATCCTCTCCCCTGGGCAATTCGTTGAAATCTGCGACCCCTACGGCAGCCTCGGTTATTACCGCATTCAGAACCTCAGCCAGCGGTATAACAAGGGGCTTGTGCAGATAGCCAGCATGGAACATGGCATCGTCACCCTCGCGGACAGCATACTGTTTGGCAGCGCGGAGTACAAAAAGGCGGAGTACACGGCCTACCAGGTTCTTGAGCAGATACTATCCAAGCAAGTAACGCAATACTGGACTGTGCTGACAGGAGACGAGGAGGCCGTGCAATACCTGCAAAGCGTGCGGGAGGACTTCTTCTTTGAGAACACTGACCTCCTCGAAACGCTGCTGGATTTCATGGCGCAGATACCGGAGGAAACGCAGCTCGTTTTCGACATGAGCGCATTCCCATGGAAGCTCATCCCGAAAAAGCTGCCAACCGTCGCCACGAGCGAAGCACGCCTTTCGCGCAACGTTGAAGAACTGCGCATCAGCTACGATTATTCCCAACTCTGCACACGCCTCTACCCGCGTGGCGGCGGCTCCGGAGAGGACGTTGTTAGCATCAAGGATGCAAACGAGGGCAGAGAGTACCTGGACAGCGACACGCAAGGGACGTGGGGCATTGTGTGCAAGGAGTGGACGGACAGCAAAGCGGACACCCCTGCCGCACTGCTGACGAAAGCCCGCAAGGAGCTGGAGAAGATCAAGAACCCTGTATTGAGTATCAGCATGAGCGGACAAGACCTGTCAGCGCTGACCGGGGAGCCGCTTGACCGCTTTCGGGTCGGCAGCCCTATACGCGTTGTTGTGCCAGAGGACAGCGTAAACCTGACGGCGCGGATACTCTCAAAGTCCCACAGCAATCTTGTCACGAACCCTACATCCGTATCGCTGACGATTGGCACGAAGGACAGGCGGAAAAGCTCCGCGCAGAAGATTGAAAACAAAGGTGGCGGAGGAGGAGGAGGCGGCGGTACTTCCGTCACGGACTTCTTTGACCTAGTGGCATCTGGTTCCTATGTCACGGACCTTGTCACCTTCACGTTCCAGCTTGGGGATTGGGAGAAGATCAAGTATGTTGGAGCCCGCCTGACGGTAACTGTCGGAACCGGCTCTGCAGTGCTTGGCAATATCCGCGTAGACGGCAAACAAATCACCGGTGCTACCGCTGCGGGAGGCGTAACGGCGTACAACCTGACGAATGCCTTGAGCACGACAAACGGAGCCATTTCCAGGGGGAACCACACGTTTGAAATCAATGTAATCGTGGCGATTCAGGCGACCTTTACGCTCCGTATCTCTGTGACCGGGACAAAGCCGAAGACGGATGGAGGGAACGAGTAATGTTCGGAACCACCGACGAAATGCGCTTCACGGTTGATCTTTCCAGACCGCTGAAGCGCGGGAACCTGGAGCCGCTGCTGTTCACGCAGGACAACGCCGGCGCAGACCTGGTGCTGGACCTGGTGGACGGCGACGGCAGCGCGGTGAGCGTGGCCAGCCTTTCCGCGCAGCTGAACTTCATCCGGCCGGACGGCGTGACCGTGCTGCTGGACGGAACGAAAGAGGCGGCGGGCTTCCGGTTCACCCTGACCGCGGCGTGCCTGGAAGCGGCGGGCGGCGGGGAGATGCTGGTGCGGGCCTACATCGGCAGCACCCGGCGGGTGATCTGGTGCGCGGACTGCGTGATTCACCGCAGCGCCACAGACAGCTACGCCGACCCGGCCAAGATCGTGCCCACACTGACCGAGCTGCTGGCGCAGATCGACGCTATGCGGACGGCCACCGCAGCGGCCACGGCGGCGGCGCAGCAGGCCGAGAACGTGGCCAGCAGCGTACAGAACACGCTGAACACCTTGAGCGCCAAGGTCAACGAGGCCCTGGCCGAGGCACAGGCCGCCACCCGGACTTACGTGCGCAGCGTGGCCCCCACGGGGGAAGACCTGCGGACGGGGGACAGGTGGGTGAACGCCGCCGTGACCATCTGGGGCGACGCGGCAAATCAGACATGGGGCGACCTGGATGATGGCACCTGGGCCGACCTGGTCAGCGGCGTGGTCAGCGGGGAGAGCGTTTACATCTTCGGCAGCTGGCAGAGCCTATAAGGGAGGATGATACCGAATGAGCACCACCACC